GTATTATAGCCACGCTCAAAATAGGAAAAAACACGCTCATTATTTAATCTACCTTGCTAACTAAGATAGACACATTGGTGCTACCAGTACCAGTAATTGCCCAAAGTTCTTCGCCATCTTGCAAATCCAAAGTAAGTTTGTCATTGTTATCCAACTTCAAACCATTGCTACTAGTAACCCCGGCGTTGCCCACATATACCGTGCCGGATTCACAATGCAACCTTACATGTCTTGATACATTATCTACATCAATTACTTTTACTCTAGTTGTTGTTACTGCTACTTGTGATGTCACTATCGCCATTGATCTGTTCCTCACTCTGTAATCTCTTGCGCCTGAAGCGGTCAAAGTCTTTGTGCTGTTTAGCACCTATCCACATCTTGCGTTGGTGTTCCATCTGTACACCTGTATGTGCATATAGTTTATACCCAAAACTCTTAGCCCTAATGCAAAACAGTAAGTCCTCACCAACCCATTCTTTATGCAATGGCATATCCTGATAGAAGCCCCACTTATCACCTTGATGTACCTGGTCGGCTTCTTTAACAAATCTTTCAAACACTGATCTATGGATCAAGATAGCACCTGTACCACACGCATCTACCTCAATCACTGTATCTTCTTCATAATCATGGATAGCATACAAACCATTATCAGTACCCATCTTGAATATGCAAGGTACTGGTTCAAGGTATAACTCACCAACTTCCCAACCACCATGCACAACACCTGACACAATAGGCCGCTTATCTTTATCAGCCGCACTAACCAACTTCTTGAAATGATCTACTGTAAATCTTTGATCTGTATCTATCTGCAATAGCCAATCATCTGTTGTTTTCTCTAAGAAGGTTGCAACAATCTGATTGCGTAACCTACTGATAACACCTGATCCTTGTAAGGATATAAATTGACCCAACTGTTTTTGTGATCTTGCAACATCTAAAATGCTTGTCATAAAGTCTGTAACTACATACCCAGGTGATGTAACCCCTATTGTAATTTTCTCTGTATCTTTCAATGCCATCCCTTCTTCTTAAAATGATCCCATGCGGCACACGCATTAGGTACTTGATTTACTTCATCTATCCAACCATATCTTGCACCAATATAACGCACGCCCCATTGAATTTGCTTTATCCCGCTTGCGTTCTTTAGGTATGTTGATCTGCCCTGTGGAATACCAAAATGACTACCATTCCTGGCTTTGGGATTCCATTGACTATTCTCTTTTGAATACAGGTCTATCAAACAATAGGTCTGATCTAAATCATTTAATGTCATTAAAATATATTGTTTATAGTGTGTAGGTTTGTAAGTATCAGATACACCTATATCAAAGGATAATGTTACAAATAAACATAAAGTTATCCCGAATCGCCAGCACCTCGCGAACTCACCCCTATGGGGTTCGCGTTTTTGCCTTTGGGGCAAATGCTTACTAGAGCCTAACATACGGTTGCAAATCATTTTAGCGTAACTCCTAAATCTATCTCACTATATGAGATGTGATCTATAACACACTAACTTAATCTTTTGGAAGTTCTTGTAAGTAGGTAACAGATGTAACAAGGTTCATTATTGATAATCCAGTTACCACATTTATTGCATCTGATTGGTTCGCTCATTGGCTCTCTCTAACAGTACATCAACCATCTCTATAAATGGTCGGCAGTGTTGCTTCTTTACCAAGTAAAACTGATCTTCAATTTGTCTATCTGCATCCCAGTATGTCCGAATTGTCCAATCATACTTAGTACATGTAGGGATTACAAAGATTCCCTGGGTAATTTGGCTAATCATTACATAAGCAAATGGTTTAATAATCTTGCTATCAAAACCACTAACCGTGTCAATCATTACCGGATTAAAAGGGAAATCATCAGCATTGGTGAAGGATCGGCTACTGCTTTTGATCTCTAACACCAAATCATCAACTATTACATCCTTCTCATTTAAGGTTTTATCCCTTATCTGATCATGAGTTGTAGCAATTGAGAAGGCAGGCACATCAACCTTTGGCACACCAAAGTGTTGTAGTAGATCGGCTACATATAAGTTGTAACCATGACCCTCACGCATGGCTTTGTGATAATCAAATCTAGTCATGGGTTTTATATTCTATGTGATTAACACAGCCACAACCGGCACACTTGCGTACACCATTGATGTTAAGCATCCTGGGATCATTACACCATTCACAGCATTGGTTAAGCGGCACAATGTCTAACTCAACACCGCTATCTGTAAAGGTGGCTCTAATCCCATCAGCCCCAATCATTTCCATATCACCCATTGTTGGAATCCGGGTAATACCACTTGCCATCTTTTGACATAACTGCCCATCTAGCGGCACAACTTTTCATAGGGCATACATACCCATAGAAAGGCGTACCCCGACCTTTGGCAATTCCGGTTTTAAGAACCATCTCGCCATGTTCACAATATTGAACTGCCGGTGTGCTAGTTGCAACTGCATCAACTACCTGATCTAAATTCATGGGTAAAGGTTGTGCTACTTGCGCTTTATCTTCTGCAAAAGAATCACGCAATACCCTTTCCATCAACGCTGACTTTGATCCAGGTCTGCCATACATGGCCTGTGGCTCAGGTTCAACTGGCCTAGACAATAACTCTGCATCCAAAGATTGTGTTGGTGTTACAGCCCAGGATTGCCGGGCTTTAGCCGCCATCACTTCTTGTTTAGATGCAACGCGCTTTGTAGCAGATTTCATAGCCGCAACTATGGCTCTACCCCAGGCAGAAGTTTCACAGATCATTAATTCTGATCCTGCGGTCATGCCTTTACCTGGTATTTGTTCCCAGGCAACTGCAACACCTGGCCTTACATCATGGGGGTCACGGTAACAAGCGGCGGTATAAACCACATAGGTTTTACCCTCAACCTGCACAATGTCATAGGGTTTATTAGGATTGTACGGTTGCAATGATGCTTCAGGATATGCTTCTTTTAGTTGCGCTATTCTTTCAGCCACATCAACATAATCATTCATGTTCATTATTTGTTTTCCCTATCCCAAAGATTAACAACCTTTTCCATTAAGTATTCATTGTCGGCTTCAAGCATCTTTTGGCGCATTGATGGATGTGTTCTAACTGTAAATTTTTCTACCTTTACAGTTGATTGTTTAGCATCCTGTAAGCCACGCTTGTAGCCACTCTTAAAGCCTTTGTCGTAGCCATTTTCAACTGCGACCATCCAAGTAACACCAATCAATAATGCTACTAATGTAAATAAGGTAATTGTTATCAACCACCCATATATTTCAGAGTTCATATTTCACCACTTCCTTGAACTTGTCTAACCAATAGGCTTCAACCATTTTGGCTGATAGCCTTCCTCTGATCTGCCTAGCACCAATTGATTTTTTGGCATGTTGGCGGATCAAAGAAGCCTTAATAAAATGCTTACGCTTTTCATCAACATAAGCACCGCTTTGTTTGTCATATTTGACTAATTCCAACTCATTACCTTTTCTAATTCAGCCGGTAATTCAACCGGATCAACATCATTTATTACTTGATAAACAGTGCCGTTGGGATGTATAGATGGTGGCAACACAACATAACCTTTGTGTTTAATATCTATACCTGGTATTAACTTGCCTTTGAATTGCTTTGTTTGATCGGCAAGGTAATAGAAGTGAAAGCCGTTATCTGTTTTAACTGTATGCGTATTAGATGTTACACATATCCGGCGGTATTGTTCCCATAATATTCTTGATGAAATATTGCGTATATCAAAATCTAAAACTACAAGATTTGATTGCACAATGGCCAACCCAATATTTAATTCAGGATCATCCTTAAACCATTTTTTAACCATTGATTTATCATTACTAGCATCTAAGTATCCATGCCTTAAAAACCTACATGGTTCTTTAGATTGTGGTTTAAGTGGTAGCACCCACCAACCTTTTTCTGCGTAGGCTAATGCGTTCATGCGTACACCCATGACCCGCGATAGTTAGTTGTAAAACAATATTGACTAACGGCGTTATCAAAAGAGATACTGTAATCATATTTATTTTGCTTCAAAAACTCAGTAGCCAATAGTGCAGAAGCATAATTTTCTACCCAGTAAATAAACAAATGTGACCAACAAATTGAATCTTCAAAGCGATCCTTCTGACTTAACCAATCTTTTTCAGTTGCCCATTCCATTTGGGCTTCTGTTAAACCTTCAAATTGATTCTGTGTAAGTTTCATTAGGCAATTCTTTTCACATTTGGGTAATAACCTTCTGCAATATCATTTTCAATATGTGTAATAACTTGTAATGAATATGAATACCATTCGGTCATATCAAATTTTTGCGTAATGCCATTGCGTATAATTTCATAACTAACATCACCCAAAACCATTATCACTATTGTTTTTGTACCATTAGCAAAAATAGCCATGATTCTAGGTTTTGCTGTCATATCATTTGTAACTTGTACCTTCATAATTAACCCCTTCCGGTCAATTGCGTTTGTAAATGCAATTGAACACTAAGGGGCTGACAATTACAAGCACATAAGCCTTGTTTTGGCTAAATGTGACCTAAATCACC